GTCTCGCGTTCACCTGTTTCTGGGAGGGGGTCAGGAGACTCCTTGACCTGTTGTGTTTGATGATAACGGGTTGTTATTGTTTAACAATAGGCGTTGTTCATGTAGAAACTGCTCGTGCCCTTTTGCAATTATGTAAGCAACAGAACCACGGGCCACACCGCAGGCCTTGGCGACATCTTCGAGTGTTAAACCACGGTCGCGCAACACATATGCCTTACGACATATTTCCGGTGTATGTACAGTAGTTGTAACGAGGTAGTCTGTTTCTGTGGTGTCGATGACGTCACCGTCGTCGTTGACCTTGACGCTGGCCGGGTATGACATCCACCCGCGTTTGACTGCTCGAGCAACGAGGAATCGGGCTTCAGCAAGAAGCATCGAATTGGTGACAGTAGACTTTAGAATCATAGAAGTGATGGTTGAATATGTACTGCGAAAGTGTGCTTCTGCTGTTTGTTACCGATGATAGCGAATATGCGCTTGCGGTGTTGTGAGCCTGAATATCCGGGGTGACATACGCAAGCGAAACGGCCGTCATTCCAGATGATCAGGTGGTTCCCGCCTTTGTCCTGACCGGCCTCGTGACAGGCTGGGCACCGGCCAACAAAGCCACCCGATTGTTTGCGGAGATTACCGACAAGGTTGAGCTGGAGGCCTGGGATGCCGTGGTCGACCTGTGGGGCGGATGGGGCGGATATTTTGAAACTCATTGTGGTTGTAGATGCAGAATAGTCGATTTTTAGGAGCCATTAAGAGTTGGAAATTGCCGCCCCATCCGCCCCACATTGCATTTTCGTCAATGCTGGCGGGCCTAAAGTGTGGGGCGGATCTTTTTCGTATCCGCCCCACATTTGGGTCATTCGAGGTCGTTACAGGCTTCATCGAGGCGGCAGAGCATGACGCGGAGGTAGCCGCGGGTGCCTGAATCGTCACGGTCGGAGCGGTTGAGGTGCTTGGTCGGGATGGCCTGATGGACCTCGAGCATGAGCTCGGCGGCACGCCGTTGGAACTTCTTCTCAGGCTCGGATGCCCACTCCTTGTTGCCGCACATCTGCAGGTAGGCTTGGAACAGTTCCTCGGTGCTGATACTGTCCGCGGCCATGCTGGTGGGCTTGATATGGTTGGTGATGAAGTAGCGGATTGAGTCGCTCTCTGACAGAAGGCTGTCGATGCGTGCCCGCTGCTTGGTGGTCACCGGAAACGAGCGGCCTTGTTTCAATACACGCTGTAGTGATTCAGCACCGGAAAGGAACCAGTTGAGAATACCTGGCCCCTCTTTATCAATCATCACATCGTGATAGTTTGGTATTACAGTCGATGGCTTAGGCTGCGAGAAGTCGAGCAGTAGCAGGCGACGAGACCACGCACCTAGATCGCCCTGCACGTTCACTCTGAGTTTGCTGTTGGCTGTGACAATGACATTCCAGTCACCGATCAGTGTCTTAACACCGTTGCGGTTCTTGAACTCTGCGATGATACGGTCGCCGCCGGTCATGGCCTTTAGGAAGCTCGAGCCCTCGCAGGAGAGGAAGTCCGGGGCCACGTCGGCGCCGATCAGGAGTGTCTTGTCGTGGAACAGGCCGGCCTCGAAGCGCCCGCCGAGGTGGTTGGTGCGGAGCTCGGAGCAGTTCTCGTCGCCGACGAGGCGCCGGACAACACCGGCCACCGTCGACTTGCCGCCGCCCCCGGTGCCGGTCAGCAGGAGGATGACTTGAGGCTGGTTGCGTTGCAGGAGGGCCAGGCCGCCCCAGTGCTGCAGCATAAGCTGGTCTTCGGCCTCGGGCAGAGCGTGGTCGAGGAAGGCCTGCCACATCGGGCTGGTGGCGCCTTCGACGTACCGGATGGGCGTCTGGTTGCGCGACATCCACTCCGGGGAGAAGCCATGCATCCCGTAGGGTGTGACGCGCAGGTCGACCATGACGTTCTCGGTGTGGACGATGGCGTCGGGGCGGTTGAATGGCGCCCGCTCGACCTGGAGCTGCGCGGCCAGGTCGATGACGCCATTCGAGAACTGCGCGGTCAGCTTGGGCAGGAGGCTGCGCAGGTGGGGCGCTGCCTGGTCGGCGGCGTGATCGAGGATGACTTTGCGGGCCATGGCCAGCACCCGCTGGCCGACTTCTTCGCGGGTCATAGACTGCCAAATGCCGCGGTCGGCTAGGTAGAAGTAGAAGCAGCCGGTGACGGTATCGAAGAGAATGCGTTCCTTGGCCGCCAGGTAGGCCGCGAAGAATGGAGCCTGCAACGTGCCGGTGCCCTGCTTCGAGAACACCCAAGGGTCGCCGTGTTGCTGCAGGAGCTCGGCGATGGCCTCGTTCTCGCCGGGCACCGGCCAGCCTTCGGGCCAGCGGATCTGGGAGAAGTCGAGGGTGATCGGCGGATTGTCGATCAGCACGGTGTACTCGCATCCGGAGGGGTGGGTTCCCTTGACAGTCGAGAGGTTGCCGGTGCTGCGCCACTCGTAGAGTGGGCGCCCGAGTTGCCGGCCGTTGACCTCGACCATCTCGGTGGTGCTACGGGCCGAGGAAGGGCCCGGGTAGGGCCCGGAGATGCGCACACCGATCTGGGCGCCGCGGCGGCCCCGCCACCGTGCGGTTGTCTTCAGCTTCGGATTGACGGCAAGGAAGGCATCGAGGCTCTGGTCATCATCGAAGTCGATGGCGCAGAACCCGCCGGAGTGCTCGCCCAGGCGCACGGCGACATTGCCGTGCTCGAGCAGTGCCTGATAGGTGGCCGCCGCGGTGCTCTGCAGGGTGTGCTGGGTGTACTTGACGAGCGGCACCTTTGTGCCCGGCCGGCAAGGCACCAGGAACAGCGGCGTGCCGAGCCATTGCTCGATCTCATGGGTGGACATCATATCGGGAAATCAGGTCAGCGGTTCGCGGCGTTCAAAGCGGATGGCCTCCTCCGAGATGAACCAGCCCTTGGGCCATTCCTTCAGGTGCAGGCCGCCCAGCGTCCTGACTCGGCTCAGGGCCACATAGCCTTGCCCTGGCTCCCTGGCAGCCCGGATGTCGATGTAGGCTGCGTCGAGGGTCAGGCCTTGGGCACGGTGTATGGTCATGGCGTAGGCGAGTCGGAGCGGATATTGCCACACGGTGACGCCCAACGTCTCGAAAAACCATTTCCTTAGCCCCACAGAAATGGTTTTGCCGCGGGTGTACACGTCGATGGTGTCGCCGCATTTGCCGGTGACGAACCCGATCTGGCCATTGGCGAACCCGGTCTCGGCGTCATTCGCGGTGAACATCACGGCCGCCCCGATCTTGATCTGGAGCACCCGAGGCGTGCTCATGTTCTTAGTGGCGAAGTCGATGGCCTGTGCCACGCCTTTGGTGTGAGCCTCGAGGGTCATCAGCTCTCCGGTGACGGTCTCGAGGCGGTAGCTGTTCCACTTGTCGACCTGGGCATTGTGGGTCAGGAGGTGGGTGATCTCGGCCTTGGGGAACCAGGAGACACGGGAGCGCAGCACGTCGGCGTCGGTCTTGGCCAGCTTACCGATGCGGAACCCGCTGAGGGCCTGAACAAACAGCCTGTCGTCCTGGCGCCGGACGGTCTCGAGCTTGATTGTCTTGAAGTCGGCCTCGGCCCAGGCATCGGAGCGGAAGGCCCAGTCGTAGGGCTTGGACTGGTCGATGCGCACCGGCGGGAGCTGCAGGAAGTCACCGAGCACAATGATCTGCAGCCCGCCGAACGGCCGGGCATCATCTCGGAGCAGCTTCAGCCAGAAGTTCAGGAAATCGAATTGGCGCCCGGCCATCATGCTGATCTCGTCGATGACTAGGATCTCGGCCTCCTCGACCCGCTTGCGGGCGTTGTGAATGGTCGGCTGATCGAACAGGCGTGTGGCGGCCTGATCGAATGTCTCGTTGTCGCCGGGCCCGAGCTGCATCCCGCACCAGCGGTGCACCGTGGTGCCTCCGATGTTGAGGGCTGCGATGCCTGTGGGGGCGGTGATGGCGACGTTCTTGGTGGTCTCGATCTGGTGCAGGAATTGCCGCAGCAGGTAGGACTTGCCGGTGCCGGCCTGCCCGGTCAGGAACACGTTCCCGCCGGTGGTCGCCCAGGTGATAAACCGGGATTCGGGCGTGAACTCCGGGAAGTCGGTGTCGATGACCGGACAGGTGGCTGGTGTCATATCAGTAGAGTTCCGGGCAGAGCACGTCGTGCACCTTCTGGGTCAGCTCGACATCCTGCAGTGCATAGGCGATGGCGGCTTCACGATCCCGGAGCCACAGGTCGGAGAAGTCGGCGCCGCTGCCGGACTTCTCGCCGAGGTTCAGGTGCCGGCAGATTGCAGCCAGACTGCCGTGGGCCCGGTTGTCCCCGAGCTGCCAGATTTCCCGGAGATCGAGGATCAGATCGTTCCAGTAGCGGCCATGCCGCAGCCAGTAAGGCGGCGTCACCCGGTGCTTCCAGGAGCGTTTGTAGAGGAACGGCAGGTCGAAGGCCTTGGTGTTGAACCCGACCAGTCGAGGCTGGCGCTCGAAGCCGGCAACGATCTTCCACCATTGCACCAGCATTTCCTTTTCGCCGTCGGCATCGGCGCACAGCACCCGGGCCTTCTCGCCGGGCACCTTGTATCCGATGCACAGCACCTGGCCGCTCAAGGCATCGAGCGCAGCGTTCTTGATGTAGTCGGTGACGTGGTTCTCCTCGGCCTTCTGGATCTTCTCGGCGATCAGGTCGGGATTCTTGATGTTGCCGAGTTTGACTTGTGATGGGTCGAACGGCGGGATGACGAGCTCAGGCCGCGGTAATGGGCCGGTCTCGATGTCGAATATGATGATGGGATTAGCGGGCATCTGTTTTTGGTCGGTTGAGGCTGTAGTAGGCTGTGCTGACTGAGACTGCGAAATGTTTGGCGATCTCCCGGTAGGAGTGCCACGGGTTGGTTTTTCGCCACTCCTGAATGCGAGCCATCATCTCCTTGTTGATCTGATAGCGGCTGATGGGCTTACGGGTGACCGGCTTCCAGTGCGGCTGTCGCTTGGTTTTCTTCCTCGGCTTCTTGATGGCCTCCGGGTTGGCCGGAGGCTGTGGCGCCGGCCGGACGTAGCCAGGAGGCGGTGCGCAGAGCGCTGCGATACGTTCTGCAGAAAGGTTGAGCTTCATTTGATGTGATGCGCGTTTGTCCGCCGATGCGCGCCCCCGGCAACGAACCATGAGTCCTTCAGCAACGGGCTGAAGAAAGTGTCTTGCCGCAGTGCGGGCAGATATTGAGCTGGTACACGGGCTCGACGCCGAGCCAGTCGCAGATCTCGTGATAGGTCTTCACGCCGAAATTGGCGACACAGCCCGGCCGGATGTGGCCTTTGTTGAAGAGGTCGAGAGCCTCGTCACGATTGCGGATGCCGATGGCCTCAATGAATCCGAGGCACCGGACGGTGAATGGGTAGCCCCATTCGGCCATGATGGCCTCGCGCCGGCCGTATTCCCGGAGGATCTGGTCGATGCGCTGCTTGGTCAGATTGAACCGAGCGGCGATCTGATGCAGCTTGAGCCCTTCATTGCGCAGCGCGAGCACCTGCGGGATCAGCTCGTCGGTCTTCTGCTGTGGTTTGCGTGTGGCCATAGTGTGATCAATAAGGGATCTCGTCGGAATCCTGATCCGCGGCCTCGGTGGCGAACTTGGCCTGATACCAGTCGAGCGCCTTGATCAGCCGGCGGTCGTCCGCGGTGGTCTTCTCCTGGGCCTTGGTCTTCGGCAGCCAGTGCTCGATCAGCGCCCCGATGGCTTCCTCGGTCATCTCGCGCAGCTCGACGCCCTTGTGCTTGCCGACGTGCACCTTGGTCTTGGAGAGATCGGTCTCCTCCTGATTGTCCTGGCTGCCCGAGGTCTTGCGGTAGCTGGTGTCGCCGCCTTCGGTGGCCTGCGTGCTGCCGTCCTTGGCCGGCCTGTCCTGCAGTCGCACCCAGAGCCCCGAGGCCTGCAGGGCCTCGCCGGCCTTGTGCGGCGTGATCAGTTTGATGTTGGCGAAGGTCTTCGATCCGTCCTGGCTCTGCTCGTGGACGATGACGACATTGGCCGGGCGCCCGATGAGCTGGTCGAGGTCGAGGCTGCTGGTCTCCTGGTCGGTGAGTTTGCGCCCGAACCAGTCGCGCAGGAACTTTGTGAGGCCCGCCTTTTCGTGCAGGCTCGGTGTCATAGGGGCGGTCATGACCACCCAGGGCTGTGCCGTGTTACGGCTTTTGTCGATGAGATCGAGCTCGAAGGCGATCTTGAACTTCTCCTTTGTGCCGTACTGCGTTTCGTATGGTTTGAGCGGCGTGATATCCACGCATACAGCGCGGCCATTGTATTCGGGGCACGGGGCGTAATCCTTGCCACCTGTTTTTCCACTTACGATCATGTTTTCGTCTTACGTTGTGTTGTTGTTGTTGTGTTATTTCGAGGCCTGCTTTTCGACCTCGGAAAGTTGCTGGGCCATCTTCATGTAGTTCGCCCAATAGTCCGGGAATGCATCCCGCAGCTTCTTCAGGTTGCTTGGATCTGCAGCCAGTGCAGCGGCGCCTAAGGCACGCACGAAGCTGCCGCCGTACTCCTGCATCGTCCTGGCCACATCTCGATCGGTGACGTTCACTTGCTGGCCTTTCCCCTGCGGCGCGTCCAGTAGGACGTGTATTCCATCTTCTTGGCCTTGGAGGCCGCTAGTATCTCGGTGATCTCGCCCTTGCGGAAGCGGTAGTGGCCGCTGCCTTCGTGTCTGAGTTTGTCTGCTCGGTTTGTCATGGGTATTCTGTAAGTCTCTTGATGTATCGGTTCCTCTCAGCCGGTTTGGCGTCGATCATGTACTGCAAAGCACCACAGGCGTTGAGGCTAGCCGTAAGCTCCCAGTCCTTTTTGTTGTCGTACAATTCATGCCATCGCTCGTTGGAAACGACTACGATCTGGCCGGTTCGCTTGTGACGGAACACGAATGCGGCAGGGCCGATGGGGGTGTTCATGTCTTCCTCACCTTCTCCCGATGCTTGCAGATCGTGCAGACGTAGGTTTTTCCGCTCTTGGACATGACAGCCACTCGGAAGCATCGCTCGCATTGGATGGTATCGCTCACGGCAACGGCCCTCCATTTTCCCACAGCAGCAGATCGGCGCGGAGAGCGTCGTTCTCCTGCTCTAGTTTGGCGATGCGCATATGCTGTTCCGCTAGTCGCTCCCCTGCTTCAGCGACTGCCGCGTTGGCCGCGCCATCGTCGGATTGAATATCCTGAGACAACATCCGCATGGCCGCGATCAGTGTTTCGGTTGAGGTTTTCACGGCTTGGCCTCCTTGGCTTTGCGCCATTTATCTCTGGTTTTAGACCCTAGCGGACAGAACGCTTTGAACTCGGAACACATCGCGTCCCCCGCCTCCTCCAACCGCTTGATGCGCTCTTGAAGTTTTGGCACCTCGCGCATGATGACCACGCGTTGAGACTCCCCAAGCTGTCCGCCAAGCATTTTTGACAGACTGTTCGGATTCCACTCACGTTCCACGGCCATTGCGGATTCCTTCCACTCCTCCAACCGCTTGATGCGGTCATTGGCTGCGTTGAGTTCGCGTTCCAGTTGGGCGGATACTGTTTCATGCACCCACCACGCATCTTCAGGATGACACAGCGTGGAGAAACGAACTCGGTTTTTATCCGTCCTCGGTGTATCGCTCATTTCAGTCCCTCCGCCAGCATCGCGTGCTCTAGGATGAGCACCGCATCCGCCGTCTTCAGTGTGATATTGAGGCTCGGCTGCCGCTGCTGCGCCAAGCCCTTCAGATGGGCCTTCCAGCGCGTTCCATGGGTCTTGCTGGTGCCTGCCCCTATCGTCTTCTGCCAGCGCTGTGGCGGCACCTCGATGCACCTGGTGAGCATCGAAGCGATCAGTCCGTGGATGAATCCTACGTTGCGGCCGAACTGGAACATCGCGCTACCCGGGGCGCCCTTGCCGCCGATGTATCCGCCCACCTTCTCGATGTAGACCACATCCGACTGGCTCAAGTAGTTGATCAGCACCTCTCGGACGTCGCCGTCGGTTGCCGGCATTGGCTCTAGGGTCACCCGGTTGTTGGCGAAGTGCGCAAGGCCGCCGGACAGGCCGGGGTCGATAGCCAGAATTCGTTTCATTTGGCGTTCCTCCTTAGCCACGCCTTTATCGCCTGCTCGGTGACGGCACCGACCTTCAGGCCTGCAGCCCGGCAGTAGTCTCGCAGCGTTTTGTGGATGTCTGGGTTCACGTTGATCGTCTTGGTTTTACTCATTTGAGATGCTTGCGGACCTTGTTCCAGTAGGACTCGGTGGCCTGCTTCTTATCGCCAGACGGACCCCCATTCCAACGACGGGCGAGCTGCTCGGTACTGGCGCCGCGGCCGTAGTGCTTCAGGTAGGCCTCGCAGACTGCCCGAGCCTGCGCACTGTTGGTCATGTCCTGGTGCCGGTAGTGGCTGCCGGTGATCCGGTTTACGTCCAGAACCACCCCGCGGTGGATCTGCAGGGGGCCTACGGCGCGTCCGTTGTCGCCGATGGCCATGTCGTTGCCGGATGACTCGACTATGATCAGAGCGCTGATGAGGTTGGAGATGGTTGTCATGGTTTGAAATTGTGTGCGTTGATTCAACCTGGTCGCACCCCCAGTTTGCCGCTATCGCTCGGCACGGCGTATTGACGGGATCAATCTGCACCATCACCCAAACACCTGCAACACATTTTTACTATTTTTCCCTCTTTTTGCAGAAAACCCAATGTTTATGCGGGTGAAACGAGGGTCGAAAAGTCAGGATGCGAGCTCATTCGGCAGTCGCAGGTCGACGTACCGGATGGTTTCGTAGCGCTGCTCGTTGGCAACGGTGTCGAAGTAGCTTGATACCTGGCGCCGCTCGCCGTCGCTGAAGTTGCGCAGGGTGTCGTATCCGGTCGGCAGCACCGGAGTGGATTCATTTGGCTGACCATTCTCGGTGTCGAAGTTCCACGCGGTGAAGCCCTGGCTGTCGGAATAGGCTGCCAGGTTCACCGCGGGCACATACCAGTAGTCGTTGCCGCCGGCATCCTGGTCACGGTAGCAGACGACGCCGTTGGCGATCAGGAGATCGTAGGCCTGCTCGGAGATGTAGAACGACGGGATGGTGCCGCCAGATTCACGCCCGGACGTTCCGAGAAGCACCATGCCGATGGTCAGCACACCGAGCACCCGGGAAGATCCGGTGGCGTCGTACAGCGGACACGATGACATCCCCAGGCACAGCGGCACGGCTCGCGTCCAGGCCCGCACCGACCATTCCAGCAGGTTCCAGAGCCACGGGCTCTTCGGGATCTTGTGGAAGAACGGCCCGCCGCCGGGCAGGTAAGGATTGCCGACCGGGTTGTAAGGCAGATCGAACCCGACCTGCTCGACGCCACCTGTCCAGCAGATGTGCGTCATGTTATCGCGGTACGGCGGCGAATAGGTCGACGACTTGAACGGCACGCTCGAGGCGAACGAGGCGCCGCGGCCGTCCTTGAAGATGTCGTCCCGCTGCGCCGGCACCAGGTCGACAAACGAGCTGTTGTCGGCTGTCGGTATGTAGGCGTACTGCTGCGTTCTGTTGGGGCTGCCTGGGATCCGCACCGAGGCGTCGATGCCTCCGGGTCCGCCCCACTTGTTCAGCCAGAAGTCGGCGCCCCACGGCCTGTCGTCGACGCCACCGCCGGAGGCCATGTTGATCTCGTAGGTGCGCACCTGCTCGAAGTCGTAGACCGAGCTGGAGAAGCCCCAAGGCCCGCCTGCAGGAATAAAGGCCGTGTTGACTGCCTGCACACCGGATCCAGGCACGGGATTGAGTGCGGGCAGCACATTGCCCCATTGCTGGCTCGGGTATGTTCCGGCGACTTGCAGGTAGAAGATGTGCGTGCCGGAGGTGTACCGGCTGTTGAACCAAGGCCCTACACCGAATCCGATAGGCCTGTCGGCGATGTAAAGGCTCTCGTTGTCCGCGGTAGTCTCAAAGTTGTTCAGCGTGCTGCCGCCGATACCTGTGGCCGTTGCCGCTCGGCACATGAGGCCCATCGGAGTCATGCTGACCACCGATACCTTCTCCTCCACGATGTCGACGGCATCGGTGTAGGTGTTGAGGAAGCCAACCTCGACGGCAATTTTGCGCCGGAGGTTGCGCATCGTGTCGAATATGGTCGGCTCGTTTCCGGCGTCCCAGGTGTAAGTTCCTGGCCCGGTGATCGGATCCATGCCCTTGCAATACTGCACCGGGTAGACCGTCGAGATGGTCTTCACGCTGGCGTCGATCTCCCAGTAGGGATTCGTTGTCGTGGTGAAAATGTTGGCGTCGATAGGATAGATGCGGATGACGCCACGCTGTGTGGTCACCTGCATCCCGGTAGCCGTGACGTTGACGTCGATGCCCAGATCGCGCAGACGGTCGACCAGGCCTGTGATGCCGTTGAAGATGCGGATCTGATCGGAGATGACATCACCGGCAGCGTTACTGAACGTCACCCGGGCGCGGCCCCAAGTAAACACGGCATCCCCGATGGTCGTATTGGCATCGGTCGGGTCGGCATAGACTCCGGTGTACACCTGCCGCGGATCGTAGGGGATGAACGGATCGTGCACCGCACCCATCACCCGGCGCCATTCAAACAGGATGAACGGGTTGGCCACGTTGTTGGCCTGGGCGGATCGTTCGAGGCTCAGGAACTCCGACTGCGTGGCGGTGTCGGACCATGACGGCGGCCCTTCGGCGAGGAACGGGATGTCGCCGGTGAAATACGGGAAGAAGTAGCGGCAGAAGGTTCCACCCGGGAAGGTCACCGCCCAGGTGCCGTCAGGCCGGCGCCGGAAAGCCCTGCAGGAGCCCGCGGAAACGAATTGGCGGTCTGCGCTGCCATCGGGCAGTTGCAAGAACACCACGGCCGATCTGGTGCCGCAGTTGTGCACCCGCCAGCAGTCGTACCGCTGGTAGGTGCGCAGGATGCGGAACTCGTAGATGCCTTCGAGCGCAATCTCGGCAACGGCCAGCCGGTGCTTGTGAATCCGGCCAGGAGGCAGTGTCGGCTCGATGCCGGCGCCTAGGCTTCCGCGAACATAGGACGTCAGGCCCGAGGTCGACGGAGGATCCCACCCTAGATGCACGTCGTACTGGATCCCGGCCACCTCGCGCTTCAGCAGCTCGAAGCTGTAGTGGATATCGGCGACGTCACAGGTGAACGGGTCGCCACCGGCCACCCAGTGGTCGACGTAGGCCTGGCCGCCCTGAACGTCGAGGTGTTTGGTCTCGAGCTTCGATAGCTCGACCTGTGTCTGAACCTGGTTGTGGTTGTCCCGCCAGTTGTAGCCGATGCCGGGGATGTACGGCAGCGGCGATTCCCCACCGTCCCGCAGTCGTTTGCAGGTGTCCGGGTCGTTGCGGTAAACATACCAGACGCCGTATGGGTATTTCCCCTCCCAAGCACCGGATGCGGAGCTGGCGAACAACGGGCTCTTGCCGTTGAGAACCCGGTGGCATTTCTGGTCGAAACGGGAATAGAGGCTGTTCAGGTTCGACGCCGTGAACATCTTCTCCCGCTTGTCTACGGCGAAAGGCATGGCGTCGGATCAGTAGAACCAGGATTCCTCGGACGTCTGAGTTATCTGGGCCACCGGGTTGAGCTTCAGAACGGTGCCGTTGGCATTCTGCTCGACCCGTTGCCCGGGCCCGGCCACAAGCTGCACCTTGCGCACAGCTTCGATGAGCTGATTGATCGCCCGAGCATGGTCTGCCTTGAGACCACGCTCGGACAATTTGGCTGGGAGCTGTATCGGCATGGCCTTAGATCTCGCAGAACTGGGCGAAGATCTTCACCGGGCTGTTCGATGCCTTGACGTACATCGTGGCATCGACCCACGGGATCAGGATGAACTGCCCGGCCGGGATCTGGAAGCTGTACGGCGAGGAAGGCCCGATCGAGACCGGGTTGACCAGATCGAGGTTGACCACCAGGAGGCGGTATGGCGTGGCCAGATCCGCGGTAAGATCCAAGGTCTCGTCGGTGGTGCCGACGTCCTGCGTCTGTTGCCCCATGTCCCGGCCGGTCATGTTGGCGATGCAGGTGTAAACCTGCGGGTTGATCGAGGCGCCGCCCTTGCTTGCGTACAGCCTCGCCGACATCTCGACTTCGTTGGCCATGGTGTTGGTAGGTTAGATCTCGCAGAAGGTGGCCTGAATGGTCACCGAGGAAGTGTCGGCCTTCAGGTAGAGCGTCGCGCTGACATACGGGATCAGCATGGTCTCACCGGCCGGGATCCGCATCGTGTAGGTGCCGGAGACGAACCCAGCCTCGACGAAGTTGGTGCTGTCGAGGTTGCTGATCAGCAGCTTGTATGGGCTGGAGACATCGACCGGCACGTCGAGAGCTTCGACGGTGATGCCGATGAGCTGGGTCTGGCTGCCCATGTCGGTGCCGACCATGGTGGCGGTTTTGGTGTAGGTGACCGAGGGCAGGTACGCACCGTTTTTCGAGGCGTACAGCCGGGCCGTCATTTGAATCTCGTCTGCCATAAGGTGTGCGGATGTTGGTTGAGGTTAGATGAAAGGGTAAACCAAAAGATCCCAAGGGGCGAACGTCCAAGAGATGACTTGTTCGACCTGGTTGGTCTTCAAGATCAGGTTCGTCGAGTAGTTTGTTTGCCGCCATCCCCAAGCTGTGCCTGGAGGCGTGAAAAGCGGATCAGCGGGAGGTTGTGGAAGAATGCTTTGGATGGCAAACAGGTTCCACGATTGCACGAATGAAAACGGAAGGTAAACCGGAGGGATTGTTTGCGGGGTTTGAGGAAGCCCAAGAGAACCCGAAAAACTGGCGTAGCGTGTAAGCACATTACGCGGCATTGAGAACGAATCCTGGCCACGATTTAGCATCTGCCACACCTTTTGAGCTACAGGGAATGAGTTGATATTGCTTTCCGGTGGCCCAGGCAGTGATTCTCCGTTTTTTACTGCAGTCTCAATGATGAACCTGTATGCCGCAGGGTTTCCGCTTTTCGTGGCTTCATCAATGACTGCTGGAAGTGAAAACAGCGAAATATCGTTGTAATCAGTGCGAAACTCGAACCTGATGTCTGATGTGGCCTCCGGCGCAGTTGGGATTACTGCGCTTTCAATCGGTGTTCCAGGATCGGCTGTTGGACCAGAAAACACCACGGTGGCCGTGGAATATGGGCCATCTTCGACCGTCGAGTATTTCGCACCAACACGAGACCACTCAAGTGTCGCAAGACGGATCGCATCCTTGCTTCCGCGATATTCAATGGTCCAAACCGGGCCAGTGCCATTGCCTGCCTGGTCAAAGCGGCGAGATACCTCGACGTACTCGAAGTTGTTAGGGTTTGGAACACCCTGAATCGTCGGAGGTGCTGTTACTGGGCGTATTTCCATTTTTATTCCCCTTGAACAGCGCTTGCTGTTCTTCCTGTATTCTTAGTAATTGATCGCATTTCCGAGGTTTGAACCTTGGATTGATTGATCAAGTCCTGCACCCACTTCGGCTGCATCGTAGTGTCTGGCAATTTACGCTTTGAATCAATGGTGCTGATTGTTCCTCGGTTTATGGGTAGAGCCTCGAATCTTTTGTTTGCGCTTTCAGGAGAAAACGCCTCTTGGATTCCAGCCTTCAAAATAGAGCCTTTTCCGCCTAACACCTGGAGAATCCCTTTAACACCATCGGCCAGATCTTTTTCATCTGCAACAGCTCTTTCCAGAGCATCAGCCCAGAAATTGACCGTAGGAACCGCAGACACAACCAGTTGCCTTTGAACTTCATCGAGACGATCAGCCATCTGGCCGATTGCATCAATCTGATCTTTTGTAATGAGGTCGATGGGGCCGAGATCTTTGATCTTAGCCATTGCTCCGGCAGCCTTGAATGCCTTCTCGCCGAGCAGATCCATGATGGCTGCCTGAGTCTGTGCGCTCTTTCCGGAGGCCATGTGGGCCTGCCCCATCTTCGTGATCAGCTCAATGTTTGACAGGCTCTTGTTGTTGAGCTCTGCCACCGAGAATCCCAAGGCCTTGAAGTAGTCACGAGCTGGCCCACCTTCCTCGATGGCCTTCAGGCGCTCCTGGCTGACCTTGGTGATGGCCTTGGCCATGGTCTCAAACGAGACGCCCGTCTGGCTGGCGAGCACCTGCAGGCGCTGCACGTCGTCGGTGCTGATGTTGAGCTGCTCCGACAGGTCACCAATGGCGTCGGCCGTCTCAATTACCTTTGACGTAAATGCAGCTACGGAAGCAACGGAAAGCGCTGAACCTAACTGAGCACTTACAGAATATCGGAATTTATCAGCCAGACTCGTGGCCCGCTTGAGGCCGGTCTCGAAGGTCGAGCCATCGAGGCCGAGCTTTGCAATGAGTGAGAAGATGGCCATTTTTAGTTCCTAGTGCTCAGTTGCTGACCGTAACGCCAAAGAGCCTCTTGCTTATCGCCCCACAACTCAACCTTTCCTTCCATCTCAGCGTGGGTCAGGAATAGGCGCTCGGCGTCGATCACCGGCATCGACAGCACATCCTGCTCATTGAACCCGATGGATACAAGGCCCACTAGGATGCGCTCAGGCCACGGCATTGCTGCCTGCTTTGATTTGACTCCCGGCGTCTGTAGCACCTCCGGGCAGTCGGACTGATCAGTCAGCCATTGCTGCATCGTGGCGCATTCTGCCGCCAAGTTGGCCTTGGTGACCCGAGAGCGCATCAGGCGCAGCGGTATCCACCCGATGATGGATCGCATTGCCTTGATGGATTCCCGGGGCTCCTGAGAGCAGATGACGGCAGCCTCGACCAGATCCTGAGCGGTAGCGTCCCCTCCGACAACGAATGGTGAACCCATCCGGTGCAGGAGAATGGCGTGGCCGACCGTGAAAGGCGCCATCCGGATGCCGAGCACCATCGGTGGCGTCTTCGCGGTGGCCGTCAGGATGTCGGCCAGGATCGTCACACGTTCAACGAAACGGCAGCTCCAGTTGTCAGGTTCTTGTACTTCTTGACAGTGATGGAAACCATAGCCTTTCCGGTTTGTGTCATCTTGACGGAACCTCCACCCGCATAAATGAACCTGCCAGTGTTGAGAACATTTGCGGTGCCCATCATCGAGATGTTGGGAGCTCCAGTGATTTCCACGGTGCCGTTGACAGGTCCAAGAGAGCAAAAGGCCAATGCCGCGGCCGCGTTGGCTCCAGAAGGGATGAGGTTAAGGTTGAGTGTGATACGCTCATTGTATCCGATGTGACCGACAACCTCACCCGCACTATTTCGCACTTCTTCCGTGTCGGCCTCGTGCGTGATGTCGTAGCTTTCAATCGACGCAAGAGATGAGAACACAGCGGTGCTATTGTCTGTGCCATACATGGTCACAGTAGCTGGTGATCCAAACTGGTATGCTAGTCCTTGTGAATTGGCCATAGGTTTTGAGTTTTAGAGTGTAGCTGAACAAAACAGAGTGATGCTTTTGGTAAATGTCCTCGATCGGTTTGAAATCGACGACGCACCAAAGTCTGATGGGGTGGCGAACTGCGCCGTGAATGGGCCGTTGGCGTCGTCCTGATCGGCATTCAGCACCGATGCACCATTCGCGTCGAAAAGCGGCAGTATGAGGCTGTCCAGCGCTGCCACGGTGGTCAGCACATCGGCCTCGTCGGTGTCGTCGGCCGAGAGCTGCAGCTCGATCTCGATGTCGACCTCGCAGGTCAGATCGGTGCGTTGTATGGGTCGCGCAGAAGTCGACGAGACAACCACCCGCGGAAAGTTGGGCATGGTGTCCTGCTCGTCGGGATCGTCGTACAGTCCGCGACTGTAGGACGTCAGGAACGATGGGGTGCCTGCGCCGGCCCCGGACCAATCTCCGGCGGCCAGGTAGTCGACAAGCGCCTTCTCGGCTCTGGGTGCAACGCCGTTCATCTGATTTCTATGCCATTATCCGACAGAACCTTGCCGTTGGCTAGTAGTGCCTCGGTCATGTGATTCTCTAGCTCTGCAAGTTCATCGTCGAGTGCCTTCTGCATTGCCGGATTGTAGATGCTTTGAACCCTGTTGTATTGGTTGTCAGCAATGCCGGTGCGCATTGAAACAAAGGCCGTCGGATTCCAGCCAGGAACAGCTTGGAGGCCATGTGCAACGGTCCCCTTGTGAACAGCCACGTTTTCCTCTGGCAGCCCGTACTGATTGGCCAAGGCGACCAGAGCAGAATTCGTTTTTTTGGGCGGCTTGTAGCCTGCAGGTTTCACCAAAGGCTTCCACTTTGGCTTGTTGTATTGAGCGAATCCTCGGTTGTAAATTCGGATTGATTTGACAACCGCAGATCGAAGGTAGCCGACTGATCCGATTGCCTTTCGGTAGAGCGATGATGCGGCCTCCTTCATTTCCTCGCCGTACAGACCGCGCCGGCCGGCCTTGCGTTCCCGGGCCTGAGCGATCAAGTGAACCCGTCGTAGCAGACGGCTTTTGCCGATGCGCTTTCCAGTCTTCTTGCTCTTCCGATTGATGTCTCCGAGCGGTTTGGAAAGGTAGTCTGCAATGCGTGCCCTTTCCGTGGCTGGGCTCTTGGGAGGCACCAAAACAAACAGCCGAACCATCAGATAGAAAAAACGGGAGTTAATCGCCTTGTGAAGATCCCGGTTGGTCGACAACAGGTATTGCTTCACCGCCGCGTCGAAACGGCTCGTGTCGACCGTCATGTTGACGACAGGCCTCATTTGGTCTTCGCCCCTAGATCGAGGCTGTAATAGGCGCCTGAAGCGTCCACGCGGCACGATAGGATGCGCAGCGTGCGGCCTTGGTACATCAGCGTTCGCCCGACCACCGGCCGAGGCTTGCAGAAGGTCAGAGCGATGCGGTCGGTGTTCTCCAGGAGAACGAACCCGCTGTCTTCACGCTGCAGCCTCGAGAAGGTCGTGCCCTGGTCGAGCGTGTACAGCGTCGAGTCCATGGAGACCAGCGTGCTATCGCAGGTCTTCCAGTCGGAGAACATGACTAGGATCCGGGATGTCACGTTGTCCTGGAACCCACCGGCCACCGGGGTGTTGGCATCGGTGACCGCAGCCGGGATGCACCGGATCGACGAGCCCTCCCAGATGAACATGGGTGCCCCGAGCATTTGCTGGAGCACCGCCATGCCCTGCTGGAGACTGGATCCGATGGTGGTCATTAGGCGGTGAAGTAGACGCCGGAGATCAGGATGCGGCTGGTGGCCTGGAGCTGAGAGGCCAAGCTGCTGATGTCGCCATTTTCGTAATGGCTGAGTTGGCAATAGGACGTGCCTCCGACCACCTTGCCGATCACCGCGGTCTTTGCCTGGTTGGTGGCGTTGTCGAGCCAGATAGACATCGCAGCATCGTAGGAAGCAGGGTCTGGCAGGCTCACCCGGAGTTCTCCTGTGGCGCTGCCTGTCACCGAGTTGATCGTCAGATCGACCGTGAACGTACTGACAAACCCGATGGACGTGTGCCGAGCGGTGTTGACGGTGAAAGCGAACGTCCGGCCGCCACCGGAGTCGGTCAGCGTCGGCACCCAGGTCGCCGGCGCTGCGTCAATAGGCAGGTTGCCATACAGCTCGGTGAAGTTGTCGTTGATCTTCTGGCCGGCGCCCCGAAGCGTGTCGCCGGTGTTGTCGTTGGCGATGGCGCCGATGTTGATGGTTTGCTGGGCCATGATTTAGTCCTTCGGTAGTGCGTACCATCCCTCGTGGATTGTCACGCGATTACGACTCCTGACGATGTTGCCGCTGGCATCCTTGGCCCAGACGTGAGCCTTGACCGATTCAGCCAGCCTTACCGGCTGCCCCGGAGGGACCATCACCACCCGAGTCGGGGTGCAGCCCTGCAGCAGCAACACGAGCGGCAAGATCGTCGCGCAGACGGTTGTCACGTTGGCCGTCTTCAAGCGTTTGATCCTTCGGGTCGAGAATGCGGTTGAGCGCCGCAGTCGTCATTCCCTGCGCCACGCTGGCTACTGGGTCCATGTTTGAGAAGTTTGGCGTGAAACACAGCGGCCCAGGCGAAAACGCCGGCAAGGCCGCAGTTGAGAATGACCTCGCTCGGTGGCGGTGTCGATAGGGTCAGGCAGTTGAAGAGCGCCCCGGAGGCCGTCAGCGTCAGTGATAGGCGAAGCAGCAGGCTGCCTGTCATCGGCCAGCGCCGGACAACACCATCGGAGCGGTAGAGCATCACCATGAAAGCAGAGACGCCAGCGGTGAGGATAGCGCTGGCGACTGCATTCACGATGGTGATCGGATTCATTTCCTCTTGAACCTGTCGATGACGAACTCGACGCCGTGAAGCCCGAGGAACCCCATGATGAACGCCGCGGCGTACTGGGTGTTGCTGTTCTTCATGCTGAAGAAGTCGACCACCACCGGGGTCAGGTAGTTGGCCGAGAGAGTGCCGGCGAGAAGCGAGGTCAATGTGGTGAACCAGTTCTTGTGACCGTCCTTCTTCACAGTGACCAGGCTCCCGGCGAATCCTGCGACGAGAAGCCCGATGTTGATACCGAGATCGCGCAGGGTGTCCTTCATTTGGCCTTGTCCTCGGGTTGAGCGTCCTGGGCCTTGAGCGCGGTGAACATGGCACCGGCACCTCCGACAGCGGCGGCGATGGCACCGCCCATGTCACCGGCGATGGCCTGTTTGATGGCGACGGAGAGGGCTGCGAGCAGCACGGCCACGCCGCCGGCGGTTGTCTTCCAGTTTTTCATTCGGGCTTGGCTTGGGCAGCGGTGAGGATGATGTCGGCCAGAGGGACGCCGACCTTGGCGTTCTGGTAGCCACCGGCTTTGATGGCGATGTCGATGAGCTGGAGCAAGCTATTGGCCTGCTCCTGAGTGAGTTCGATCTTGATCATATCAGGCGGCAGTGTCGGCAGACACAGGCTGATCCGCAACGATTTCCTGCGCCGAAGACGGCTCGGAATCGGCCTGCGTCGCCAAAACCGGCTCAACCTGAGGCAGCATCGGAGGCACGATCATCTCGGGCTGGGGCGGAGGAACAGGAGCAGGATTCGCCAGCTTGTACGCCTCCACAACCGCAGGAGTCCACAGCGCGTTGGCGATATTCACCACCTCGGTCGGCTGACCTTCCAGCGAGTCACCGGGGTTGAGCGTGTACTGTGAGGTAATCTCAGAACCGACAACCGCGCCGTCGCTGTCGTAATCAACTCCGGTCGTGACGAACAGCGAGTTGTTCTGGTTGACCTGCACTGCGACAATATCAACTGGTACGATCATTGGATGGTGGGGCTAGAGGTTTGAGCGGCGGCGTAGGCTGCGACAGCGGCAGGAGTCCAAATGGCGTTGGCAATCGCTACAACCTGCTCCGGCTGACCCGTAAGGTCTGAGCCGGGAGTCAAGCAGTAGCGGCGGAAGGTAGAGGCTTTGACAACCTCGCCATCGACGATCTGATCCGCAAGACGAACCTGAAGCGTCGTGTTAGGAAGAACCTCGCAGAGCGAGAAGATGGTGCGTTCGGTGAGCATAAGATTAGACGGTGTAGGTTAAAGAAAACACAAACACTGAACCTGATTTCACTTTATCAGCTATGTTTGATAATACACCAGATGCATAGCTGAACAATGATATCGAGCTTGATCCAGCAACACCATACCCAGTGATTTGACCGGTTGCGGTTGTTTCTAGTCCATTTGCCGCAATTGCAGCAGCACAATAAGAGTTTGCTTCTGATCCTGAAGCAATTTGAAAAGGAAGGTTTGAAATAGACAACGCTCCGGTTGGAGAGCTTACAGAAGAGGCTGAAATGTATCCACAAACAGTCACCAAACGTCCGACTTTTGTGTATCTACAATTGTTCTCAGCAGCATTGATTGTAACAGATCCACCTCCTGTTGTAAAAGCCGCATCAAACGTCCCCTCCTCGTAATC